AAGGGTGAAGCAAGCAAGGAGTTTTCTCCGACTGCTTTCAAGTTACTGTACTTTGATTGTATCAAGGACTCAAATATTGGTGATAGGATATATGGTTTCAAGACCGGAACCCGCGATAGTTTGAAGTATAACTCAGACTTGGAAGAGCCAGCAGATGAGCCTGATATTGGTACTATGCAGAATTATACAATGGAACAAGCAATGGAGCACTACAGTCCATTGTTAGACTTGAACAGGTATCACAGTCAGATGGCGGATAAGCGATTTGCTGAGAAATTTGTTATAACTGATGGGTCAGTTTCTAGCGTTAACATGACCCCTAACAAGATGGGGAGTAGGAGAATGACCATAACGGACATTAACTCAGACTTTGACTATGATGGGGGGTCATGGGCTGGAACAACTTGTTGGGTTCCTCCACACATTGATATTGGCTTTGGCCTAAACTCAAGTGTTGTGGTGGTTGCTAGAACCACACAGGGAAAGAATGATGATGGAAGCCTGCGCGATGTGAGTTTGAATGTTAGTGGCATTCTTTGCACAGAGAACAGGGGCGTTGTTGTTGAACCCTTTGAGGCAGAAGAAGAAGACCTTGATTGGTTCTGATTACTCCAAGCGTGATGAGCGTGAGAACACCTTAGTAGGAAGGTGGAGAAAAACCTACCAAGTGGGGTGAGAAGCCCCTAACGAAGTGAAAATTATGTTTAGTATACAACAAGGCTACATTCACGGTGCTAGTTTCATTGTGGCTCTAAGAGATGTTGAGTTTCTAACTTGGCGACTCAATGAAGACACCGGAGATTACTGGGTTAAATTCCATGTTCCCTCTGGCAAAGAAATTAGAATTAAAGTGGATGAAGACGACTTAAAATATATTGTAGACATTTGGACAGCAGAAGAAATGAAATTAAATATAGGTGATAAGTATGGATTGGACAAGTGATAAGAAAGGAAATGCTGTGGATGAGGATGGTTCATCAGCCGAAGCAGTAAATTACTTTAAAGAACAAAAGAGAAAGATTCTAGCACAAGTTAAAGCTAGGATAGACAGAGATAGGACACATCTATTGTGTTCTATTACTGGTAACCCCAAAGTGGGTAAGACGGGTCTTGCATTAGATTGCAGAACCCAAGAAGAAATTGATAAGGGAATGAAAATATTGGTATTGGATTATGATAATGGAGCAGAACCGACATGGGATTCATGTTGGGATAGAGATGAGAATATTGTAATTTATAATCCTAATGAAATTAGAGCAGATGGAGCAATTGATTGGGAGGCTACTTTCAAGAATGGAAACTCCTTTGTTGAGTATGCTAAGGAGCTAATTGCAGAAGGTAATGTGAAAGCATTCATTCTGGATGGCGTTGATAAAACATACGAAGGTTCTAGTGATGTGCTGAGAGACCTGTTGGTTAAGCAGCAAGTTAGGGAAGGCAGTATTGTTCATCCTTCTGATTCTGTTAGGGTATCCCCTTTGGATTGGAAGATTAGGAACAGGGTTTACAACCGACAGTTAGACATGGTATGTGCATTGGAGTGTGATAGGTTCCTCATCACACACATGAAACCATTGTATGATAACATCAATGTACCTGTACCAATAGGCGAAGCACCGGATTGGCATAAATCTACACCTGCTAGATTTAACCAAATGCTTCACATTAGAAAAGAAGTGAAGGAGAAGCACACTAATTATGTGGCTATCCTAGAAGCCAGCAAGACTAATCCTTCCCTAGTAGGGAATGAATGGATTATCTTTACCACCAATGGGGAGAATGAGTGGTTTGGAATACCGGAATTAAGAGAGGGAACACTATGAGAACAATGACTGCAAACTTAGGTCAACTTAAGGGAGCAGTTGAGGCGATTTGGCTGAGAGGCAAATATAAGTCCTCAACTGTTTCAAAGGTTGATGCTATAAGTAATACTGCTGTGGGCATTGTTAAAAATAATAGGTTGCAACTTGTGAATGCGAGTGATACTATCGCGGCAAGTGTAACTGTTGGTGTGGTTGCACCAGAACTTGAATTCATATTTATTTTTGATGTTGAGAAAACATTCAAGTATCTAAAGAATTTCAAATCAAATGATGATAGTATCTCTTTGGTTCTTACTGAATCAGAAATGAAAATGGAGTGTAATTCGGCTGTGGTTAAAATACCATTAACAGTAGAACACCCCAACATGGAATTCATAATGAAAATTGCTACCTTATCCATATTACCAGATGAAATGCCTACCTTTCAAAACTCTAAACTAGAGGCAAGGTTGGCTATCAATGGAGCTGAATTAGGAAAGGCAGTTAAATTTTGTAACATTGTTGGAACAGCAACCTTTCAGTTTGATTTTGATGGGAATGAAACATTGGAGCTTTCATCCAGTAACTTTCATCAAACTGAACAGGTTAATGTACCAATACCACTGGTAACCCAACAGGGAGAACCAGCAACAGTAGAATTTTCTGCACCAATAGATAAATTCTGTAAGGATGAGCCTATGTTCCTATATCTAAAGGATGATAGCCCTATTCTTCTAGTTGGAACAGATAGAAAATTAGTGGTTGCCCCTAGAGTGAGGAATTAGAATGATAATTAGTGCAATAGACAAGGAAAATATGTTTGCTCTTAGATGGAGAGAAGATGGAGAAAGAAAGGAAAAGGAAATAAGTTATTCAGACTTCAATCCTTACTTTTATATTCTAGCATCGGCTCCAGAGAGGACTCAAATTACAATTAGAGAGTTTAGCAATAGCTTCAAGATTGATTTGTTTTATGAGGTTGATGGCTCCACTAATCTAGGAGGTCTACCATTGAAGAAAGTAACATGGAGTCCACCAAAGCCTGGATATACTAGGACAATCAGAGAACAATGGGACCAGACTTATGAAGCAGATGTTCCCTTTCATTATAGATATTCTGTTGATGAGTTGACTGAGATACCTGAGTATGACTTAGTTAAGTGGTATTGGGATTTAGAGTGGCAACAAGGCGGAGAACATGATGGTGCTATTACTTGTGTCTCCTGTTATACTAATAAAGAACATGGAATATTGTATTGGTTACCAGGATTTGACCATGTATCACTACCCAATAGTGCTGGCTTTCCAACAGAAAGGGATATGCTAAGACATTTCATACAGTTAATTGATGAAGAAGACCCCGATATGTTAATCTCATGGTTTGGCTCTAAATTCGATTTACCTAAACTAATTGAGAGACTTCATGCTAACGGGCTTGACCCTAGAAAACTATCTCCCTACCGAGATGTAAAAGGAGTATACTATGATAACGGTATCCAACTCTCAAAGAATGTGAATAAGTATAATCCTGTAGAACAACCCATTAGAGGGAGAATTGTTCTCAATCTTGACTTAGCATTTGAAAGGCAATGGAATGATTCACAACAAGGAACCTTACCATCAATGGCATTAGATTATGTGACTGAGTTGGTGCTTGGGGAAAAGAAATTAGTTAGTAAAAAGTTTCCCGATAAGAACGACTTCTTTGCAAGAGGTTGGTTGGAAGATACAGAAACCTATTTGTCTTATGCTCTCAAAGATACTGAATTACTCAAGAAGTTAGATGATAAGAATTATACCTCAGAAGCAATACTAGCCTTACAGCGATTACTAGTTGCTCCATTTGATGCTTGCTTCTATGCAAGTAATATGGGTGGAATATACTTCATGCGTAAGGCTACATGGAAAGCACCAACTGGTAATAAGGATACGAAGATTGAATATCAAGGTGCAATGATTTATGACCCATCAGAAGAAGGGACTAATGGATTACATCTTGGAGTTGCTGCGTTTGATTTCGCGGGGTTGTATCCCTCTATGATTCTGGCGCGGAACATAAGCTGGGAAACTAAGTCACATGTGCCAACAGAATTTGCTACCAATATTCTAATACCTAGAGATTTTAGTGAGGTAACGGATGAAGAATATCTTTACTATAAAACAGATAAACTAGGTTTGTTACCAAAGGCTGTATTAGAATTGAAAACTCTACGTAATCTTTACAAAAAGAATATGAGGGAAGCAGAAGACTCATCTGAAAAAATCAAGTGGTTTAATAATCAAATGGCGGTCAAGAGATTGATGGCTTCTTTCTATGGTATCACAGCATATCAAGGATTTGGTTGGGCTGATGTTGATTTAGCAGCATCAATAACAGCGAGTTCCAGAGAAGCAATTAGAGAGGCAGCATTTAAGGTGATGTCCTTATGACCAAAGACAAAGAATATGAGCAATGTAAGATATGTAAAAAACAACAATACTCATATAGATATAATTCAATGTGTGGTAAGTGTTATCTTAAATGGAAACAAACCCAACGAAAAAGGCTGGGATATGAATGAAGAAACTAAAGAAAAGTTCTCTACCCAGAGATAGATGCTATGTATGTGGAGTGGCTAAAATGTCCTCTTCTAATTGCATGGCTTATCTATGTGGGAAATGTTATGTTAAAAAGAAACATGAAGACAGAAAAAAGAAGGGATTGAAATGAAGAAGAAAATGAAACATGGAAAATTATTGAATGGTGAAGTAGATAAGTGGTCAGAAAAACATGTAGGTAGTTTGGCCTTAACAAGAACTATTTTAGGTTTCCTTAATCTATTGTTAGGTGTTATTGTTGTATTCAAATTATTTGGGATGATATGATGTGGAATATGGAATGGGATATATTTTTCATGATGATAGGCGGAATAGTTTTGGTTATGTTTATATGGGGAGTGTCGTAAAATGAAACACTATTGTAATTGTCAATTTAATAAATATCGTAGAGATATAAGTGATGAGGGAATTTGTAGTTATTGTGGGTTGGAAGTGAGTAAATGAAAGTAGTTTATGGACACACCGATTCTATATATGTTGAAGTGGATTCTATTAAGAAAGCGGAATCTATTTCTACTATAATTAATAATCATGTTAGAAGTAAATTTCCTAATGTGATGGCTTTGGAAGAACACCCCATTAATCTAGAGTTTGAGAAGTATTTTGAAAGCCTAGGCGTAGGTGCAACTAAGAATAGAAATGCGGGTTTGATTACATGGAAAGATGGAAAATACTTAGAAGACAAAGAATTTTTTATGACTGGTTTTACAGCAAAGAGAATTTCAGAAACCCCTCTAGCAAAAGAAGTTCAAATTAAAGTATTGAATATGTGGGTTGAGCAATCTTCTAAAGAAGACATTTTAGATTATCTTACTAACATGTATCAGAATACTCTTAATGGAGATATACCCCTAAATAAAATCTTGAAGAGAAGTAGATTCAAAGAAGAGAGATTTCATGTATATTGTATGGATTGTAAGAAAGCATATTATCTAACTGATACTAAGTGCAACCATCTTTTAACTACCGCAGAAAAGAGAGGTAAAGGCTGGACTTCAGCAGGAAAGAGGCCATCTATTGGTTCAGGAATAGTGGGTGTATTATTGTATAATAAAATGAATAAGGAACCAATCAATGACACTTATCTATTTATGAAAATTAAAAATAGCATTCATTCTATAATTCACCCAATAAATAATATGGAATTTCACCCAACTTATATGGCGGGTTTAGTAGAAGAAGATTTTGAAAACTTCACTCCTGATTGGGAACATTATGCACAATCAATAGTTAAAAAAGCAACTCCTATTTTCAATGCTATGGAATGGGATATAAATGAGATTACACAAGATGTGAATCAAACATCGTTAGATGAGTGGTGGTA